CCGACAAAATCTACACCAGTAACCTTTGTTAAAGTTTTAGCACCTACATTTGCTTCTATTCCTCCTCCAGTATAATATCTAACTATAAGCGTTGTATCTGCAGGTGCTTGACCATATCCTCTTGTAAATAATACATTAGTCGGGTCATATGCGTTATCTAATCCACTAGTATTTCCATAAGGTAACTGCATACCTATGTTTGTAGGATTAGGTAATATTACTTCATCAGCATTTGCTGAAACTCCTGCTCCAAACATAAGTTCGATTTGGTTATTACTAGTAATTCTTTTTGTAAATCTTCTAGGTACTCTACGTAAAGAAAGTATGTATGGTACCTCTTTTTCATATGGAGATAATAAAGGATCGGCAGCTTCTGCTTGTTTTACTTCTGTATACACAGTATCTTGTGCCAAATAATCTACTTCATACCATTTATTACCATCAGTATCTTTACAATCAGCAATATCAATAATATTTGTTGGCGCCAATCGTATTCTATCAAACTTTTTTGGTTCATTGAAAACAAATGTTTCAGACTGTAGCTTTCCAGATATTGCCTTTACACTTTTTTGTAATAAGTAAAACTGTGGTACTCCTGTTGTATCATCTACTTTATATATTGATACATCTGTTGGATTACTAGAACTTGAAAATTGAAAGTTAACGTTTTCTAAAGTTCTAAATTCAACATCACTATTTTCACTAGATTCTACAGTCATTCCTTCCTGTATTTCTAAAGCATATCTAAAATCTGGAGCTATGTTCACTCCACTACCAACTGCTGGTACTAATTGAAAAACATCTAAAGTTGTTGTAGCAGCCGATGAGGGTTGAGGAATATAGCCTAAAGCTTGAGCAATATCGTAGATATTTTCCTCTTCTTGCGCATGCAATAACATTGATTCTCTTAGTTGATTGTCAATATATAGTGATAAAACATCTCCAACATAAGCTGCCATTTCAATAAACATCATTCCTGGAGAAGATTCATTAAAATCAGTATAGGTATCAGGGAAATATACCTTTGCAAAATTTACTAGCCTTTCTCTAAATTGGCCAAAATCTTTATTTAAGTATTTTACTTCTTTTTTTACTAGTGCCATTATTCTACTCCGCCAATTATTACTACGATAGAATTTTCTTGAAACGAATTTCCAGCTAATGTAAAGTCTATTGCAACTCTAACTCCATTAAACCTATCATCAAAGCCATACCTTTTATCTGCAGTATCAACAATTAAGTTTTCTATAGATATATACGGTAGCCAAAATGCTGTGGCCTCTGATATTTCTTGTTCTATCTGTGCATGTAGTGATTCAACATTTTGGTCAAACAAAGAATCATATATGCTTGTACCAAAAGTAGGATGCATTGGTCTTTCACCTTTTCTAGTTAATATTAGATTCTTTAGATTTGCTGCTGCAGCCTCTATAGTAAGTCTTGTTTGAGGAAATGGAGCTCCGTTTGGTTTGATTAAAGGTAAATCAATGCCAATTGCAATTCTTTCGTCCTCATCAGCTACATTAGATCTAAATATTTTTCTAGGAGGTATTGCCATTTATTAAGGCCTCTTACTTTTAGCTTTTTCATCAACTTTTTTCATTAGTTGAGAATAATCTCTTGTTAATATATCTGCCATGTCGTCACTAACTTCTACATGTTTTCTATCGTTAGGAAGCATTTGTTGTACACTAGGTTTTCCACCAAACATTTGGTCTGGAGTTTGCATACCCATCATAGCGGCTAGACCTGCTCTGCCATCTGCTCCACTATATGTTTTACCTCCCATTGTTGGCCATTCTTCTTTTGAATTAGCCGTTTCATTTAATACTTTATTAAGAACAGGGTCTTTAGTATACTCAAATTGAGTTTTCTTTGTTTTATTTTGTCTAGTACCTTGTTCATATGGATTCTTAGGTGCATTAGCCATATCTGTTAAATTAAATCCATGTGCAATGTGCTCTGAAGTTAGTTTTTTCTTTGTTCCTAAAACTTCTTTAAGCTCTTCACGTACTGCAGTTCTTACTTCTTCTCTAACTGCTTTTTTTATTATTTCTAATAATTTTTTTGATGTGCTCATAATATTCCTCGTTACTTATATAAATATCTCGTTTGTTAACTTTTTTGTTCCTATGACCAAGGTAATGGACCAATTGGTGGTGTACCTGGTATTATATATGTTCCTGTTGGAAACCAGCTAGCTAAAACTGCGCCAAACTGATTTCCCATGGTTAAAGCATCAGCTGCTCCTGGCTCTCCTGATGGGAAACAACTATCTATTGGTGGTGGACCAGCTGGAGGTACTGCTATAGATGGTGCAAAACCCGGTACCATTCCAGCCGCAAATAATTGTATTGCAGACTTTAACATATTTCCTGCATTATCTGTGTTCGAATTCCATCCTGCTAACGCTCCAGCCATTGAACTTTCTGCTGCAGATATTGTTGATGATGGAGCTGGTGCTAAAACTGTAGCTGCTCCTGCAACCATTGCCTGTGCCCAAGCTTTACCTGCATCTCCTTGTTTTTCACCAGCTGGACATCCATTACCAAAATTTGCATTGTAAACATTCGCGAAAAGTGCCGAATTAAATGGCATAAAACTATCTCCTAATTAGATTTTGTACAGAAACTATTTTCACTTAAAATATCAGGTGCTTTTGATTTCAAGTTTCCATAGTCTGCTGAATTTATTGGTGTTCCACTAGGACCACATGCAGTAGGGTGTGTTTCCGCCATAAGTGTATCACATAACTCTTGCAACCAATCTACTAAAGTTTGCCCTAAAGCAACAGGCTCAGCTTCATCTGTTGATGCATTTCCTAAATATATTTTTGGTGAATCTATTATTGTATGGTCATCAGCATCAATATTAAATGTACCTTCAGTAGAAAAACCTACGGATACTTTTGCTGTTCCCAATATGCTATCTGTTTTAGCATTAAAAACTATTCTATCTGAATTTATTATTACTTGATTTCCTTCATAAGCATCTTGTTCATCTGGATTTGAACTATTATGATAAGAATCTTTATTTGTACTTGCAATTTCTAAAGGTATTTTTTGACCTGCAGCTAGTACAATTTGTGATGCATCTCCTGAAGTTGTATAATCTTCCAAGTGATAGCCTTCTGCGGTATCTGATGCGTCACCATATCCAGACTGTATTGTAATTATAGGGTCACCAGGTGAACCTGCATCAGAATATAGATTTGGATCTCCAGCTTGTGGGTCAGAAGTACTACCAAATCTTATTGAATTACCCCATCTACCTTGAATAATTAAATCACCTTCATAAGGCTGCATTGTTGCAATTTCCTGTGGCTCAAATGAATTACCTAAAGTTGGACCTTCTGGTTCTGCATCTCCTTTATGTCTATCAAATTCACTTGGTGTTGCCTTTCTACGTTCTAACGCATACGATGCAGCAGGTAAACTATTTTCATTTACATCCATCCAAATGTTTTGTGGGTATGGAAGCCATAATTTTTGAGTTGCACCTGTTTGTCTTTGTGAGTCTGTAGATGCTCCTTGTAATACTAACACACATTCACCTATTAAAGGATACTGTATTGTGTTTGCACTTGCAGGTTTTATCCATTGTAAAACATAATCACTAACATTATTTTGAGTTTGTATTAGTCTTGCAAGTATACATCCTACACCATTACCTTCATCAGTATATTCTGGATGTGCTTCATCCAATATAATATCTACAACTTCTGCTGCCTCTACTTCCAGCGTTCTTGGCTGACCTGTTATTCCTCTAATGCTTCCACCAGTATTTTGTGGCATAACTAGTTCTCCTTAGTTTTTTCTATTTCTTCAATAGATTCTATAAGCTGTTTCTTTTCATCATCACTTAAAGAAAAATCTCCACCACTTGTTTCAGCTCTTTGAGATGCTCTCTGTATTATTCCTGCCATTTTAATTAAATGGTCATCATTTTTTAATGAAGCATCAATATAATCCTTTATTAACGGAACGATAACAGTAGCATCAGTCATATTTTTTATTAGTCCTTTTAATTGGCCAATAAGGGTATTTATTTGCTCATCTTTTTTCTTAGAGTTTTGGTATATCTCAGAAAATAGATTCGACAAAGTTTTACCTTCAAATATTTCATCATCAAACATATATTATCTCCTAATGTATCTACTTATCTATATATAAATATATCGGAGCTATAAAATAAAAATTGCCCCAGCACATTAAGTACCGAGGCAATCTTCTTTATTAAAGTAAATCTAATTACTTCTTAACAAAAAATGACGTAATCAATATAAGAACTACTAGTCCTACAAATCCACCATTACCTAATCCTTCGATTAGTGCTGTTAAATTTGCTACTACATCAATTCCAAAAACTGAGCCACCTGTTAAAACAAACCATAAAATGGTAACTGGTACTACAGCTAAAAGAAGTGTTGTTAATCCGCCAAAAAATCCTGCAATCAATTTAATTACATTTTCCATCTGATTTCTCCTTTGTTATTGTGTCACTAGCATTTGACAAGTTAATAATTAGAATCGGTAAGACAACCCAAAGTTGAATGTACCTTCTCTTTCTCCGTTTTCGTCTTCGTTAAGACTAATAGTGTAATTTGGCTCTACTGCTAGAGCTTTCCATACAACAAATGAATATCCTAATCCTAAGTTTAGGTTATCAGTTGTTTCTTCGGTTGGTGCTTGAACAGAAACGTAAACGTTCTCGTTCCAATTGTAACGACCAAATAAGTCGTACTGCTTGTCACCATTTGCATCTTCTCCAGCTGAAACTAAACCAACAGTCCAAGTGTCGTTGATTGAGTAACCAATACCTAAGTTATCAGTTAGGCTAGATACTTCGAAGTCCTCTCCATCTTCTGGAGCATTGTAAGTCGTTACGACTAAAAAGTTTTGTGCTCCTGCAACCATTGTTGCTAAAGCAAGTGTTACTGTTAAAAATAAATTTTTCATAAAATTTCTCCTTTCTTTTCCTATGCTAGTAACGGTTTTAGGCCAAAATTGACCGGTTCAAAATTAAATATACTAAAAAACATCTCTAGTATTTAATTTTTGCTTCTCTATATTTTGTGAAAGTCTCTGAATATTCTTTTTTGATGGTATTGACAACCTTTGTGATATACTGGGTTCTAGTGTTTGTCATTTCTCTAATCATAATATAAAGGGCTTTCTTATTAAAATTCTCTATATTTTCTCTTTCTCTAAACAATTGTATAACGGCATATGCTATTTTTCTATCTCTATCGCTCTTGAATACTTTAGGTATTTGCTTATCATAGTATTCTATAAAAGCTTCCATGAATGCTGCCGTTTGTTCATTAAAATCCTTTCTTACCTCTTCATTTGTCACATCTCGTTGGTGGTCTATTGCTATAACTGGTGCTTTTTCTTTCATAGCTTTGTAGTTTTTATTGTTGTTTTGAATTAAATAATTTTTTGCAACAATACTAAAGTATGAAAAAGCTTTTCCTTTTCCTTCTTGAAATTTAGGTAATTTTTCTAACATAAAGGCTACAACTTCTTGTTTTAACTCTCTAGCTCCATAATCAAAGTAATAAAACTTAAATGTATGAATTATATTTTCTGAGAGTTTATCTAATGCTCTATGTATATGTTCATTAAATACCTTATTTCGTAATGTACCATCTGTTTCTGCGTTATACGCTATTATTGCAGCCTCCGTTATTGGAGTAAAGTACATTTTATTTTTTCTTGGTCTACCTCTTCGTTTTCCCTTTGCAGCTTCTTCAGCAATTCTTCTTTCTTCATCTTGCTGCATTTTAAGTTGTTTGTAGAACTTTTCTACTGGTGATAATTGTTTTTCTGATGAGTCCATTATTTCTCTAAGCCTTCTATTATCTTTAATATTTGTTTGAATGTCTGGCCAACTTCATCATCTTCTTCAAATATTCCCTTACTATCAATCTTTCTCATATCTTGAATAGCCTTATCCAATTGTTCTTTAATTTCAAGTACATATTGGTCAGATTCTTCTATTGATTCTTCGTATAACTCTAACTTTCTTAATACATTAAGTGTAGAGTATCCTAGAAAAATAACCAGTAGAGATAATATGATAATTGTTGTTATCACTTAGTATCTCCAAATAAGTCCTTAAATAAATCTTGTGCATTTTCATTTGCACTTGAAATTTTTGGTGCCTTTTTCTTAAATGTTGGTGTTGAATTTTTAACTAAAGGCGCAGAAGCTTGTACTCCACCTTTATTCCATTTTTCGAACTCTATCATTGAAGCCATGTGATCTGCTTGGTGTAATAATAGTGGCATATGGTTTCTAAGTTTTCTATCTTTATCCCAAGTTTTTAGATATGTAGCATTACCTTCATCATATAATCCATCATGCGTCATAATAGCTATCATTTCATTTTGAGAATATTTTATACCAAACTCTTGTAATAACCATAAACTACGATGAGGTACTGACATGTTTTGTATATCAGGATTAACATTGTATATTTTACCTTGATTCTTTCTGTGCCATTCACTAGGATTTGGTACATAATATTCATGGTTCATATCACCAATTTTACCAAGGTCGTGATTAAGCGCAGAAAATGCAAGTTCTTCTGTTGTATAACCACTCATATCTGCTCCCATCTTTTTCCATAAGTTATATAGGTTGGCAGAACATTCCATAACTCTTAATACATGGTCAACGTATCCACCAATAAAACAGTTATGAAAGTGTTCTATACCAGAGGCTGGTGCCATCATTATACGATCGGCAAACCCGTTATACATTTCTAAAAGAGCTCGTTTTCTTTCACCATCAAAATTGTTTTCAATCTTTGATAGTAGATTATTCCAGTTTTCTAATAATTGTTGTTCTGTTAAATTCATATTATCCTATTGTATCTATTACACCTAATTCTAAAGCATCTTCAGCGGTTAAGTAAAAGTCTGACTTCATCTTTTCTTCCCACCATTCAGCTGGTTTTTTTGTTTTATCACCAAGTAAAGCATAAATTTTTGCTTCTACAGACTTAGAATATTCTAAACCTGCTCTAACGTCAGATAATTTACCTTGTGAAAATGTAGATCCTTGGTGAAACATAATTGTTGAGTGCTTTGATGCAGCTCTTTGTCCTGTTCCACAAGCTAAAATTATTGCTCCTGCAGATTGTGCTGAACCTCTACAGATAGTATTTACTTTAGTATCTATAATCTCCATAAAGTCTATAATGCCAAACATCTCAGATACATCACCACCAGGAGAGTTAATAATTAAATTTAGAGGTTCTTCTTTATATTCAGGTCCTCTTTCTCTAATAATAACTCTAACTCTAGTCATAAAATCAAAAAGAGTATATTCAGCAATTTCACCTACCAAATATAATACACTTTCAGGAATATATACTCCTCGTTCAGACTCTTCCCAAACAGTGTTAGGAGGAGGTAGTGCTACAGTCTCTGATTTTGCCTGTTTACCAGGTTTTTCTCTTTCCATATCTTCGTCGTATAATGCCATATTAGTCAAATAATAATTTTAGTTGTTTTTTATCTTTTTCTAGGTTTTCATCATCTATTTTACCAAATGTTTCTCTAACAGATGTTTCATGATAACCTATTGCATGAGCCATTCTTATACACATAATCTTAAATTGATTGCATGTCATATCTTTAGGAAGTTCAAACCTTATTTCCTTAGCTTCTTTTGTAGATCCACCTCTTTGGTAAATCAATCTATTCGTCATATTTATCAACATATCAGTTCTCAAGTTTATTGTTGTAATATGTTAAATATAAACAAAAAAATCTACATGGTAAAATGTTTTAATAGGTTTTTTTCCAATACTCTTCTGAGTCAAACTTTCTTGGAAACTTTCCAGCTAATATTCTAGTCTCATACTTAATAGCTTTGTCTAGGACTTTCTTGTCCTTTTTCCATCGTAACTTTTGTATATCTTTTTTAAGTTTATATAACCTTTTTCCAGCTTCTAGCTTTATCTTTTCTTTATCTTTTTTAGTTAATCTATTGCCCTTATCTTTTACTTTACTAGGCTCTAAAGTACCCTTTAATTCAGGTTGTTCTATTCCTCTATGAAAAACTGTTCCATCTTTATCTACAAATACAGCCATCCATTTCCAACCTCTTGGTCGACCTGAAGATTTTTTTAGAGTTACATCTGGTCCACCAAATTGTTCATATAATGATTCTTGAACACAAATAGAACAAGTTACGGCTTTTGTATCTTCACTACATTTAGTCATGACACCACAAACTTTACATTCCATGTGGCGATACATAGTACCTTTTCTTTCATTCCATTTTGTACCTGGTAAATATTCAACTCTATATTCTTCCATAACTATTCCTCTATAAATTTGCTTTCTTTGTTCTTATTTGTCTATATACTCCTTTGCGGTCTTTAACCATCTGTATATCTACATCATTGCGATCTTCTTCTCCGTAAAGGTCTTCTTCAGGTTCTTCTTCAACTTCTTTTTGTTTTTCTAACATTTCTTCTAGACCTTCAGACTCATCATACTCTTCGTCTTCTGGGTCAAGCCAAGATTTTGGCATTGGATATGGTTTGTTGAACTCCATACCTTCTGGCACAGACATTTTAATATCTTTAGGTCTATTCATTGTAAAGGCCATATTTGCAGCTACAACTAATGCAATTGCTAATGGGTCAAAAACAAATATAATCATCAATAAGAACCAATTTACAACAGTATTCATATCTTTACCTGTAGTTTCTGCTAGATATTTTAGTGGTCCAAGTTCTCTCTGTTCTTCGTTACCTATTTGTTCATTTAGAATTACCATATCTGTTTTTGTAATAGAGTCTGTTATGGCTTCTAATTTTAGGTTAACTTGATTTCTATCATTTAGAGTTCTAGCTAATTCATCTTGTAAAGCTCTTCTTGCTGAACTTGATGTTGTAGTAATAAGTTGTCCTGATTCTTTGTCAATATATTGTACTTGTGCAGGATTGGAGAGAGATATTCTTAAATCAGAAATAGACTTAGTTAAACCAGCCTTTTCTATTTTAAGGTCTTCTTTTGTCTCTTCAAATCTTACCTGTTTTTGTTCTAATATTGCTAATGATTTGTCTAATAATTCAGACTTAGTTGCAGTATCTTGATAGGCTCCAGATAGGAAACCATAAATACCACCACTAGTAATTACCATTAAGACAAAACATGCAATAGCTAAATATGTTCTAAGTACTTTATTTATAGTATCCCAATATTGATATAATAAAGAGGCTACGAC